GATGGATAATGTGAACAACCCTCCGCATTATACAAAGGACAAAAGCATAGAAACTTGGGATGCCATCTTATTTAGATTGGGTAAAGGTGGCATTCTTATGGAGGTTTAATTATGAAAAGTACAGAAATATTAGACAAGGTAAAAAATCTGCTTAATGAGGATAGGGAAAAAACTCATGGCAATAAAATTGTTAACCATGAAAATATTGCAAGATTATGGACAGGATATTTAATTAATAAATTTAGATTTAATATTATTTTACTTCCTGAAGATGTGGCTAACTTAATGGCACTTTTAAAAATTGCCAGGACACAAAATGGAGAACATAATATTGACGATTATATTGATAGCTGCGGTTATGCAGCAATAGCAGGTGAAATAACAGAAAATCGTTATACATCATCCAAGATTACAAATATTTTTAAGAAGGACAAAGATGAACAACAATAGTAACGGACAAATTTATCTAAGCCACATTAAGTACAGGGTGCTTAAATATATTTCATCCTTTATGGACAAGCATGGATATTCTCCCACTTTCCTTGAGATTGGCAAGCGATTCCATTTCTCAAGGGCAAGAGCCGGCAAGATTATTGCGGAACTGTATATGTTGCGTTTGATTTCCAAAGGAAAATCCGCACATAGAAAAATTAGAATGGATGCAGAGCAAATGAGCCAGGTGAAACATTTAAAATATAACAGGGAATATTTAACACATGACCATCCATAGGAGCTTTAATGAAATTGAAAAGGAATGGCTTTATGAATTTAATATTCAATTTAGAGAATTTTTTGGGGATGTTAAGGCAGCACATCAACAACAAAATCCTAGCGATAAAGCTAGTGTAACCGTTCTGGAAAGCAAATTAGATTTTTCCAGAATTAAACAAAAGGAGAAAAAAAATCCTAATGATCACGGCAGATCCGAAAAAAATCTTGGAACTGAAAAAAGAACAGGAGTCGGAAGCCCAAAAACTTCAAAAGTTTAAAAAATGGGTGGACAATAAAAAGAGTAACATAGCTCATATTGGCTCTAAGATCATGGAAGAAGAAAGCAAAAGGCTACGCATGGGTTCATAAATAGTCTTTTTAATAGTTTTATATTAAGGGTTGAAACAAACCTACAAGGATAGTTTACGCTTAATTCAAAAAGGAGAGAGAAAATGGGAAAACGGCTACACAAAAGGAACAGCTTGCCAGAGGCTGTCCAAATTGCAAAGCAGCTCATTCTACACAGAATCTGGACCTACCAACAATATTTAAAATTTAAAACAAAATTATTAGGTTTCGCTAAACTACCTAATAATATTGCAGGCAATCGCAATGTATAAAATGTTTGGTTTTGTATGTTATGAACAGGGGTGGATGATTAATAAATGATTCGTTTGTTTTGTTCACCCCTGAAAAAAAAATAAATGGTTGGACCTGGTAGAAAAAAAACTTCCGAAACAGTTATTTTTAATACAATAATTGGCGAAAACCTAAATTATATTAGAAAAAAAAATGAGATAACATTGGTGGAGCTGGGCAAAGAATGCAATGTCCAGTTTCAGCAGGTACAAAAATACATATCAGGACAGAATGCTCCCCATACCATGACACTTAAAAGGTTTGCAGATTTTTTTGATGTAACAATGGATGATCTTTGCAATCCTAATTTTATTGAACTGTATAAACAGGGCAAGACATTTAATTTTATAAAAAAAAAATATGGTAAAGCCGTTATACCTGGGGGAAGCAGTTCAATATCAGGTGTTTATACTTTTGCTGTGGATTAAAAAAGAAATTCATGAACTCCATAATAAATAAGCTAGTTTATTTGTTGGATAGAGGCGGTGTAGCCTAGCGGTGAAGCCGCCTCGTTTTTTTATTTCCAGTTAAAATGCTTGGATTGATATTCTGAATACTTGTGGGAATCCGGCTTTCTGCCATAGAGCTTAATATAATTTTCATTAATAAAATTAATATCCTTATCTCCCATTGCATCCGCCAGGTCTTTAGGATTATTGTATTTAGATGTCCATGCCCAATAGGAACAGGTCCAGTGTCGAAAGAAGTAGCATTTACGATCCACAGGCAATGTCAGGTTTAATGATTGTAAAGCCTGGTTAAGCTGATCGGTCATCAGCGATAAATCAATAAAATTACCTTTGGAATTTAAAAAAAGATATTCCTGATCTTTGGGAAGGGTGTTGACGTAGGACACCAGCTCATCTTTAAGCGATGCTCCGATTTCAAGTTCCCTATAGCCGTTCTCCGTTTTAGGAGGTTTAATCTTTTTTGTTTTGGAAAGCGAATGCGTAATTTCAAGATAAGGGGTGTTGCTGCCAAACTTTAAATTCGATCTTGATATAGCCCTTGCCTCGGATGGTCGGCAGGCAATCTCAGCCATAATCCTAAACATCAACCTAATCATGGCAATGGTCATGGATTGAATGATTTGTTGTATTCGGTCAAAGCTCCAGACATCAAAATTGATTTTGGTTTTTTTACCGTTTCCGTTTTTATGCTTTTCAAAAAAATGGTTTGAAATAAAAACATTGGCTTTAATACGAGAGGGAACATGAACCCCATAAATATTTTTTAAAAGATTAAAAATTCTTCTCACATAGTCATCTTTTAACTTGTCATCCTTGAGGGTTTGAATAAAGTTTTCAATAAATAAACGGTCAATGGCTTTAAGATCCACAGAACCCAACCGTTTTAAAATATGATTTTTATAAATGGATAGATAATCGTTAAAATTATCTATGGTCATTCTTCCATTGGTGATATTATAGCGACATTTTTTTTCAAACAAATTCCAAGAGTCCGGCAAAGGAAGGGAATAAGGGCATACCACATTGTTTAATCTTGATGCAATTTTTTCAGCCCTTTCAATCACTGCCGACTTGTTCCTATCCTGGATATAAAGCCGCTTGTTATTTTCAATATAACCCCACCTCCAGCTATGCCTTTTTTTTCCAAAGGAATTATAGGATCGTTTATGTGGTTTAATTTTCATTTCTCTCTGTTATCAATAGAATATACATTAATTAACATAAAAGACAACTAAATTAATTTGAATCAGTGGGTTTGGGTATGTAAAAAGTATCAAAAAAAAGTATGCAAATTGTATGCAATCGGTGCTAAAATAAGAAATCAGGCTAAAAAAAAACACAAAAAAAGCGCCAAAAATAACCCAAAGGTTAGATTTGGCTATAGTTATAAGGTTTTGATTATGCCCTCGTAGCTCAATTTGGTAGAGCAACTGATTTGTAATCAGTAAAAGAACACACTTTTGCCTTATATTATGTCGTTTTGTATGTATGAATGTATGTCGATTCACACATGAATGATAACATTTTGTGAACTCGCATACAATTGTATTTTATTCTTTTTTTGGTTCCCACCTCTTTCCCTGCTGCAGAACAGCCTATCGGTCATCCATAAAGTTAGACCGATCCTAATCGGTTATTACTATCTTTTTTAATAAACTTTTTATAATAGTCTTGTTCTTCGCATTTAAAATGGGAACAGCTTTTGTCGGCATAGCAAAGAAAGGACATATCGTTAGTAACTTCCTTGTCGCAATATCTGCATTTGCCTACGGTGCGGACAGAAAAAGTATATTTCTTCCAGAGTTTTTTCTTCTTGGCAAGAGGCTTACGCATCCGTACCAGGAACCTGAGTGCAGCTAAATTTTAAATACACCAATTCCTTATTGATTATTATTCTGCCAATCTCCTGTGTTTTTTCTAGCGATTTTTGATAGCCAGCACCTAGGCAATCGTAATAATCATCATAGGTTGTAGAAAAGGTATAAGGAGGCAGGCATTCCACTTTTAATAGGGAACACATAATTATGGTGAGGGCTACTTTCATTTGCTTTTAATTTCTTCGTTATGTTGTTTGGGTTTACCGGATTTTAATTCTTTAATTTTAGATTCCAGTTCTTTAATTTTGTCGGTGGCTTTTTCAAGATCCGCATTGGCATATTCCAGTTTCTGCAAGCACCTTTTGTTTGCACTGTCCTTGCTTTTGCCGGCATCCTGAAGTTCAGCAACCTCATTTTTTAAAATGCGAAGCTGCTCTTTATATTCATTTACTAATTCAAAAGATGAATCGGTCATGGATTATTTGTTCTTAGATCCGCCATTCCGCCATATTTGAGTACCCTTTATGCCAAAAATACTTCCGACAACTAGAATCCAAAGTGACGTAAACCAGGTCGGTAATTGCGAGAAATACTCAAAAAATAATTTTACCTTTTCCATAGCTTGAGGATCATCGCTTATGACCGCCCACATTAATACAATGATGGGAACGGAAATAATTACTAAAACAAATTCGTCTTTCCAGTCTGATTGCCGAGCCTCCAAGAGCTTGCCCTGGTAAGATTCCTCACCTCGAGCCATCTTCTCTGCATGGAGATATTGTGCGTCTGCCATACGCATTTTAGTTTCTTGTCTTTTCTTATAAATGTGCGATCCTGCATTAAGTGCTAATTTAATTGCTGAAAAAATTGGGAATGCCATATTGCCTCCTAGAGTTTTGCTGATTTCATTGTGCCTGCCATCTTTCCGCATCGGTGGGGTGTTTGCTTTGCCCACCTTGAATCTAGCATCTGATTGCCGGCTTCTTCGTAATCCTCATGGTCCAATGCTGCCCACATCTTTTTAAACTTGGAAACATTGCCAATGCCTAATTGAAAAACCATTTCACAAAGAACTTCCTGTGCAATATGGTTAAGATTTCTCTTGCCAATTAAAGTGCGACTGTTATATAATGCGTTTTCAAAATCTTTTTCAAAAATTTCTTCCAGATAGGATGTGTCGTACTTCTTGTCATCTTCCCAATGATCCTCAACACAAAGGTGTCCGTAACCAACGGTCTTTTTGCCAAGACTGTCCTTATACACAGCCTGATTAAAGCCTTCATGCTGCTTGATTTCATTTTTTAGCTTTGTCCACATAATGTTGTCTTTTTATTCTTTTATGAAAAATCCACATATTTATTCTGCTTAACAATCTTTCTACTGAGAATAAAAACTTTCCCCATACATCCATTTCTCCCCCTGAATAATAAAATGTTAGGCTGCTTTATTTTAAAATAAGTTTTTTAATTGTGTATTCATTTCACTTGATTTCTCACACTGTCTATGAAGTTATAAACACGACCAAACTGCTTATCTATATTCATTAATTCATTTTGCATCATTGAAACTATTGTTTGGATTTCGATTAATGTGATTAATACCCATGTGCTTAAACCCATTAGTATTGTTCCTAACAGTCCAATTAAAACTGTATTAGTTTTCCTTGTCATTAGTTACCCAGTGGTGCGTAAGGATAGGAACAACCGGATAAGCCTATAACAATTAATATAATGGCAAGAGTCC